ACAAGCCACAGATTTTGTTGGCTCACCCGAAGGTTGCGGCACACGGATTGACATTGACTCGGGCAAAAGATATTGTTTGGTTTGCTCCCATTTATTCACTTGAACAGTACGAGCAAGCTAACGCTAGGATTCGCCGACTGACAACAGTTGGCAAGACGACCGTTTGGCACATATGGGCCACCGGCTTTGAGGCAGAGTTATACCGCCGACTCCGCGCAAAGCAAAACACATTGGCGGAGTTTTTGAATTTGGTGCAGGGCATCAACAGTGACGATTAGTTAAACAGTTAGGACTTACTTATGAACTATGAAATAGCCGCAGAAAAGTATCTGCAGGTGCGCGGTGCTATCGACGCTCTCGAGCGTGAGCATAAAGCGGCCAAAGCCAAGCTGACAGAAAAGCTTGTAGCCGTTGAGAACTGGATGACTGTGAAAGCACAGGAAGACGGTCTCGAGACAGTTAAAACAAATTTTGGTACGGCCTATTGGTCGACACACCATACTGCGACCGTTGCGTCGCGTGAAGAGTTCTTTGCGTACTGCAAGGAAACCGATGCTTGGGACATGGTAGAAGCCCGCGCATCGAAGCTAGGGGTTAAGAGTTTCATTGAAGCCAATGGCGCTCCACCTCCCGGTGTAAATTTTTCATCTATCCGTGTTTTTAATCTTCGTAAAGCTCAAGCAAAGGAATAATCGTGAGCAACATCACAACAGTACCTGCACACATTGCAGCCCGTATAGCCGCCCGTCAGCAAGCGGGCACTAAATCAACAGTGGCCTCTGCGATCGTCGGTAGCGACGGCGTAAGTTTTCCACGAATCAGCATCCGCGCAGGGCGTTATCGCTTGAGCGAAGACGGTGTTGAGACAACAGTTGGCGTCACATTAGACACCATCATCGTAGGTGCAAACCCTAGGGTTTCCAAGGTGTTTTATGCCAAAGCGTTTGACGCGTCTGCAGAGAATATCCGTCCAGATTGTGGCTCTAATGATGGCCTAAAGCCTGACGCTAATTTTGAGTCACCCGTGCACGCTAGTTGTGCCGACTGCCCTAACAACGTTTTAGGCTCTAAGGTTTTGCCCTCTGGTGCTAAGTCTAAGATGTGTGCTGACCAACGCCACTTGGCAGTGGTTGCCGCCGCTGATCCTTCTAAGGTGTACAGCCTGACCGTACCTGTTAGCGGTATGAAAGGTTTGCGCGAATACTTCAAGGACTTAGGTAACTATGGCATAGGCCCTGAAGAAGTAATTACTGAGTTAGGTTTTGATGACGCGGCAAGTTATCCCAAGATTACTTTTAAGCAAAAAGGTTACGTTCCAGAGAAAGCAATTTCTCGCGTTGACACTTTAGTTGGAAGTGATTCTGTTAAAGTAGCTACTCGTCAACTTGCTCCGCAAGCGGCGGGCCCTGCTCTTGCAGCACCCACGCCGAAGGCCGCTATCGCGCCACCCGCTGTCGATGATGCTTACGAAGAGGAAACACCTACACCAGTAGCCGCGCCTGTCAAGGCGGCGAAACCCGTAGTTGCTCCAGTAAAAGCGTCAGATGAATTAGCGGCAAAGCTCGACAGTTTGTTCGACGAGTAATAAAATTAAAATGTAGAACGCTCCCCGGGTAACGCCGGGGTTTTTTATCTAGGGGCATGTCTTGGACACAAAAAACTTTTTTACTCGCGTATTCGCCCAAACAGACGAACTGGTTATTTGCATACATAAGCCTGATCCATCAGGACAAAACCCACGTGGATTTTTTTGGAACCGTGGATCATTTGCTGACATCGACGACGCGATCGACGCGATCAGCAAATGGGATGCAGAAGCTGAGTCAACTGTTTACTTTGGTGTTGGTGCATTTGCTAATCACAGTTACGTAGAGAACGGTAAGCAGAAATGGTATCGCACGCAAGCACACGCAACAGTGTTTAAAGCACTGGCGCTTGATTTAGATATTGGTGAGGACAAACCTTACGCTACTCAGAAGGAAGGTTGGACAGCAATGGCCGCCGCTCTGACTGCAATTGGTATGCCGCAACCTATGGTTATATCTTCTGGTCGTGGCATTCATTGCTACTGGCCGATGACTCAGAACATTTCGAAAGAGCATTGGGTAAAAGTATCTACTGCGCTTCGCATTGCTCTTGAAGAGCATGGTGTCGAGATTGACACGAGCAAGATTCATGATCCATCGATGGTGCTTCGTCCAGTTGGTACGCATCATAAAAAGCAACAGCCATGGAAGTTGGTTGAGTGCAAACGTGATTGCCCTGACTACGATCCAGTGCAGTTGTTCACAGTATTGAAACCGTGGTTCGGAAAGCTGCCAAAGAATGCAAAGGCAACAGCATCACGCAAAGTTGGACGCTCATCGATCCTTGATGCAGTGCTTAACACGAATGATGTTGTACTGACTGCGGTAGCAGGTCGCTGTGCTCAAGTGGGTGCGCTTGTAGCTTCTGGTGGTGTACTCGACGCGGCAGGTCGCAACGTTGAAGAACCTTTGTGGCGTGCGTCACTGGGACTCGCGAAGCATTGCACCGATGTACGAGAAGCTGTGGTCATGCTTGCAGGTGGGCATCCAGATTTTGATCTCGATGACAGCATGGCTAAGCTCAATGGTTGGAACGGCACTGGCCCTACGACTTGCGCGAAGTTTGAGCAGTTGTGCGCTAAGGGTTGCGAAGGTTGCCCAAGCCGCGGAAAAATTACAAGTCCTGCGCAGTTGTCAGTTGTTACTGAGACTGAAGTTGTTACTGAAAAAGGCGAAGAGTTTGTATTCACAATGCCAAAGGGCTACGCGATTCAGAATGGTCAGATCATGCGCGAGGTCAAGACTGAGATCACAACGACTGATGCAAACGGCAATGAAATAGCGCAAGAGGTCACGGAGTTTGACCATGTATGCCAGTACGAGATACACATAACCGGCGTGTATCACGATCAAGAGAGTCACAAGTCAGCGTTTAAGATGATTGCTAAATACCCGATGACAGGGTGGAAAGAAACAGAGCACGAGATCACCGTGCTTGCGTCAATCGGTAAAGACTTCTCAGGCTTTTTATTAAACCGACAGATATATGTAAAGAATGCAGGGCAACAAGAGAAAGTAAGGAGTTATTTGATGGACTATTTATCCATGGTGCAACAGCAAGCGCCAACAGGAATAGATTTTGTTAATTTTGGTTGGCAGGAAGATGGCTCGTTTATGTGCGGCCAAAATGTTCTTGGCTCACCTACGGGTAATATTGATACGCGCCTTCGTGGCCCTGCGTCTAACTTTGCTCGTTTTATTGGCCCGCATGGTGAACGCTCTGAGTGGATTCGTGCAATGGAGATGCTTAACTTGCCCGGTACCGATAACATTCGCGCTTCGATTCTTACAGGCACAGTTGGAATTCTTGGCCCCGCCGCAGGTAACGCGACAGCAATTGTGTCGATCTATTCTCATGAAACTACAACTGGTAAGTCTTTGTCAATCATTGGCGTTAACAGTTTGATTGGTTCCCCGAGTGAACTTTTTCTAAATAAAAATGACACGGCAAACGCGCTGTATAAACTGCGTGGTGTTCTAAATAACTTACCGTGCTGTATTGATGAGTTGACTGCGGCTGACGATAAGGCCATGGCCGAAATGGGTTACACACTTAGCTCAGGCCGTGAAAAGATTTCGATGACGAAAGAACGCGAGTTGCGTGAACCTGCTAAGTGGTGCGCTCCTACTCATATAACGTCTAACATTTCAATGTATCAAAAGTTTGAAAACGCACAGTCGGGTAGTGATCCACTGAAAGCTAGATGTTTGGAATTTCCACAGCATGATCGGCTGTTTGTTGATACTCGAGAAGACGGGCGTAGCAATGGGTATGACTTCTTCGAGATTCTTAAGAAACACAACGGTTGGGCTTTTCCAGAGCTTGTGCAAGTTGTAATTGATAAGGGTGGCGATGAAGAGGTATGGAAATGGTCTGAGGCATCTTTTAACAAAACATTTGGTTTTATATTTGCGCCGCAAGAACGCTTTTACAGGACGCTACTCATTGCATCATGGGGCATGGGACGCATTGGGCAAGCATTGGGTCTGTTCCCGTTTGATATAAAGGCAACACTGGACTTTATGATTGAGCGTGTTAAGCAGACTCGTCAGGCCGCCATAGAAAGCAAGTCTGATGTGTTCGATACCATTGGCCAGTACATCATGGAGCACAACGATCGTTTGGTGCATTGCACCGAAGTTTATGGGTCAGGCAAGGAACAGGTTACTCAGCCTGCCCCCGATAAAGCCGTTGCCCGTGTCAAGGTTGTTTATGATGCTAAGAACCCTGTCCTGCCCGGTAGCATAATTGCAATTAACTTGGCTTTATTTAAGACGTGGCTAAATAGAACGCAAGATGGTATTGAGCGGATTGAGCGTGAGCTAGAACTTAACGGTGCGATAATTGCCAAACGCGATCGAGTAACGATGTTTAAGGGATGCAAGGACAGAAGCCCCGGCCAGACTCACTGCTTGATCGTGAACCTGAACCACCCTCGGTTTGTAGCAACTTTGACTGGCACCTTGTCCAGAGAGCAAAGCCCTGTACTATTGGCTGTTCTAAACGGCGTAGCTGTGGGACAATAAGATATCTTTTTTTAAGGACAACTATCATGCCACGTGACTACAAGAAAGAGTATGCGAACTACCAAGGCAAACCGGAGCAGATTGCTAATCGGGCTGACCGCAATTCAGCGCGTCGACAAATGGAAAAGAAAGGCGTCGTCAGCAAAGGCGACGGCCTTGA